TCATGGCACCTAGGTACTCATCTATACAGTCGTTGACTTCTAACATGAAACTATTCATCTGTGGATCAAGGTGTACTAACACCTTACCATCTATCTCACCTGTCTGACCACGGTCAAACATATGATACTCATATCTCTTGGCAACCCAATCAGAATAGTCAATTAAATTAAACTTCCCTATCGTTGTAGGGAATAGGTTAATCGTCTCCATGTATTTGTACCCAAGGATTATCTCCTGATCTAGACTTGTTGTATATAATTATTCTATCGTTCTTATAGTCTGGAACAAACTCCAACTCATCAGTATTTGGCCACATCATCTCTTCATAAAGAGAATTAAGTTTTGCCATGTCATCGTACAGATCACCTGTCATCTGACGCTCTGTTCTCTGATTTGTATATGTCAAACGATCCTGTAGGATATCTCTTCTCTAACTTCTTGACATTTATTTCTAGAACTTCTTCAAAGTCTACACCGAGTGCCATACATGCCTGTGCTACGTACCAAAGAACGTCACCCAACTCAATAATAAGATGTTCTCTATTGCTGTCGCTCCAAGGTTTACCTTGGAAGACCATCTTCTTAACGATTTCCAGAAACTCACCAGACTCAGCAGCAAGCCCAACCCCAGAAGTGGTAAGGCGTTCAATATTGGCACCTTCTCTGTCAAGTTCAACCAGACGATCAGCAAGATCGACAAAATCTTTAGAACAATCGGATGTGACAGCATCTACAAATTCTTCGTAACGTTTAAAATCAATTTGTTTTTTCATGATTTAGCATTAATAACTTTAGCGGTTTCAATCTCATCACTTTCATCAGCGTTAGTGTGATGTGTGACTTCTCTCAGTGTCTTTATATATTCGATCACATGTGCCCTGATTTCCATCAGTTCATCGAAGCATCCTTGGTTGTGAGCACAACCTCTAAGTTTATGATCAGGTGCCATGACTGACTCCTCGAATAGAGTCAGTGCTCTATCGTATTTGATCTGTGGTGTTTCTTTTCCTATCATAATTAAAACTTAAAGTCATTGAACTTTTGTTTGTTAGCACCAGTTAATACTTTCACAGTATCATCATTCAGTTTAACCTGTCCTGAGTCCATGATGTTATTCTGTGCCTCTTGTTCAACATTATACAGTCTCATCTTTGCTCTGTCAATACCCACAACAAATCTTTTGTTGAGAGTAGGATCATAGTATCTATTCTTCAACTGTTTAACCATTATCTGATTCTGCTCTTCCAGTTCTTCCGTACTAATAAGAGCAAACATAAGATCAGCAGTTGCAGGAAGACCGAAGGATTCACTTGTATCAGTAAGATCAACATCACTACTCCCATACCCAGAACGAGTCGTCTGAGTAGCGGAGACGAGTGGTACATTAAACTCAACTGCAAGACCACGGAGTTCTTCCGCAATCGACTTAACCATGGTATATGAATTGACCGACGCATTTCTAAACCTCTGCGATGTACAGATATTTAGATAGTCTATGAATATGATCTCTGGTCTGAATGCTTTCTTGAGTGCTAGATCATTTAAGAGTGCTCGGAAGTGACCCGCATGTGCTGACGCTGTGGGGTACTCTTTTACTATGAGTTTACCTTGTGTCTTCTTAGATAAGTCTGTGATCTTATTCTCAAACATTATCTTAGGTAACTGTGATAGTGTCTGTATGTCTACGTTGAGGAGGTTTGCGTCAATTCGTTCAGCAATTTTCTCCTCTGCCATCTCCATTGTAATATAGAGTACGTTCCTCCCTTGGAGCAACACGGAGCTAGCGACATGGCACATGAATAGAGACTTCCCGACACCCGTACCAGCCAGTGCGATGTTAAGAGTCTTATTAGGTAACCCACCTTTTGTAATTTTATTAAAGAAGTCGAGATCAAAGGGTACTTTGGTTTCAACTCTGTGATAACTGTCGTATCTTTCTTCATAGTCATCTATGTAATCGTGTCCTATATGGTTATCAAACGACACCCCAAGAGCATCCGATAGTATACTAGGTATAGCATCGGGACTCACTTTTGTATCTTTACCGTCAGCGATCTTGATTGATTCCATCAACGCAAGATAGATCGCACGGTCTTGGCACCACTTCTCTGTGGTGTCTACTAACCAATCGAGTTCAGTTGTTTCTTTATCGAATGATTCTAATGTCTGGGTAATCTGCTTGAACTGATCATCACTAAGTGTAGATTGCTTACCTACTTCAATGGTAAGTGCTTCAACTGATGGAACAGCAGAATACTTTACGAAGTATTTATTGGTTATATCAAATAGAACTTGGTCTGTTCTATCATCAAAGTATTCTTGTTTAATAAATGGAAGAACCTTCCGAGGATACTCCTCAGTTAATAATAGATTCTTCAGTATCAGTGTTTCCACCTTCATTGATTTCTTCCTCAATAAAAAAGTTAAATGATATAGTTGACCTCATTTTAGAGGATTTATTCATGGGAGCAGCATGCTCTAACCATGATGGAAAGATAATCATATCACCTTCTTGTACCCATGGTACAACAGTGTTCTGTGTGATGCCCGCTGTAGCAAGCAGTGTTTCACAGGGGTGATAGAAGTTAGTTGCCTTGTGTTCATTCGGATCGAAGTGAACATAGTATACACCAGACCACTGACCTGGCGAGTGGATGTGTTTCTCCTGCCAGTTCTGTGCCTCGTATACATTCAACCACAAGTCTGTCAGTATCATACTACCATAAGATTGTGATTCTGTCTGGAACTCATCCAGTGTAGGTGTGAATGCGTCTAGACATTCTCCAATAGGAAAGTTACTTGATCCATAAGATGTGAACAGGTTACAGTTCCACTGGTCAGGTGTGTTAGTATTAAATTTATGTTCTTTATAAAATTCTTCTACTCTTGCTTTGATAGGATCTTGGTCGTCTAGATGGTAGCGATAGAGTAAGGTAGGGAATACTTCTACTTTCATGATCCGTACTTAAACTCCTGTCCTGCTGCCCAGTCTAGTTTCTCCATTATTTCTCCTGTGAAGTACTTGTCAGGATCCTTGAGAATAGCAGAAGGATAGACGCTAGACTCCCCAACAACAACACGGTTCCCTTTACGTTCAAAAACTCCATACTTCTCACCCAGTTCCAGTAACCCATAATATTTGTCGAGTCCACGTTCATCATAATAGAGTCTGATAGATACATTTGCGTTCTCCTTTGATAGTCTGCTCTTCGCAGTTTTTGCTTTGATAATATTACCTACCACTTCTTTACCGTCTTTCTCTTTAGACTTACTGAGATAGATTATTGTAGACGCAGCGTACTTAAGTCCACTACCTCCACCCATTTCTTTTGTTGGTACATAAGCACCGACCACATCATATGTATGGTTAGTAACTAACATAGGTACGTTCGCTTTACCTAACTTCAATGTAAGTATTCTGAAAATTGCCTTGACCACCTGTGCTCTAGTCATGTCACGTGTGTCTTTACCTTCAGCACTGTCTGCTAGTTCTTTAGATGTTGACAACATACCAAGAGAATCTAATACAAACATCAATGGTTTGCGATCCTTCTCTGGTTGTTCTAGATACTTGTCTAGTATTCTGATTGCTTGAGTACGAAACTCTTGTACTGTGGTGACAGGCACGAGCATCATACGTGTGGTGTCAACGTTACGATCCTCCATCATCTGTTTGCTGATAGCAGCTTCAGACTCAAAGTATATAACTCCTGCGTCTTTGTCTGACCTTAAGAAGTTCTCTACGATACCAAGACAGAAGAATGTTTTACCTGTGCTACTCTCTCCTGCGATAGCAGTGATCTTGTTAGATGGGATACCACCTGTGATACTCCCACTGACCAATGCGTTGAAAATATAAGAACCAGTGTCGACATACCCTCCTATATCTCCTACTGATCCGTCTGCTAGTATTCCTGCGTAGTCGTTACCAATTTCTTTAACGACATCTTTCAAAAAACTCATGTAAATAAAAACTCAAGCGATGATTTCTTCTCTGTATCCCATCCTATCACAGAAGTGATGATTTGTAAAGGATCAAGAAAAGATTTTTTAAAATTAATCTTATGATCAATACATTCCTCTAGTCCAAGTTCCCTCGGAAATGTGTTGAGGAATGATAGTACGTTCTCTCCAGTATAATTCGTACGACCTACCTTCATGTAGATATATTTTATCTTTTCTCCTTCTTGAATGATAGGGTACTTGTTCTCCAGTTTCTTTTTAGCGACATAAAAATTATACAGGAGAGATCCACGAACATGTAACGGGCATCCCTTTGAATACACGTCTGTGTCTGATTTGAATTTGCGTAGTCCATTGACTGACCTCGGAAATGCGATGTCTTCTGGTGGTAGTGAGTAGAACTCTTCTTTGAAGTTGTTTATAAACGTGATGAGTTCATCCTGCTCACCTGACATCATTATGTTTAGTGCGTCCTTAATAGCTTTACGACAAGGCATCGGAGTAGAGGACTTGACTGCCTCGATACCCATCATCTTCAGCTTAGGTTGATTATATCTGACACCTTCACTATCCCACACATTGAGGATGTATCTTTTCTTCGCAGTCCAGATACCTCTAGCAGCAATGTTCTCACGTTTCATGAACATCTTCTGTTCATAAGCATTAGTATACTCTGCTAACTCCTGATATGATTTGTCAATGAAGGGTTCTAGTTTTTCTTTACATGCCTTATCAAGAAAGTCAACCACTCTCTCCTGACCTACGTCCTTGTCACCATAAACTGTAGTAACTAAATCATCTAAACAGATGTAGATACTATCTGTATCACTGGCGATCACATAATCTTTTTCATTACTATTTAACAACTTATTCAAGTACCCATTTACTTTGTTCTCGATCCAACGAATTGATACCTGACCTGACAACGTGATCGCTTCAGCGTTTCTTAGATTATAGTATCTAAAATACTGGTTACCAATAGCACCATAGGCAGAGTTCAGTTGAATCTTACGTGCCATCTGTATGTTGTTATACTTACTGATGCTCTTCTCTAGATCTTTAGTAGGTGTCTTCTCATACTCTT